TAGCATCTCCTACAAAAAATTCTAAATATAATAGAGTTATTGTTTCTTTTATAAACCCTGACAGAAACTATCAAGTAGATGAAATTCAATATCCAGCCATAGACGATAGTGGATATGCAACAGCAGATAAACACGCAACTATGAAAACAGCAGATGGTGGATTTTTACTAGAGGGTAGATTTGATTTTAAAACTATAACTTCTCCATATCAAGCTGAAGAAATGGCTGAAATAATATTGAGACGAAGTAGGGAAGCAATAGGTCTTACTATTAATTGTGGATTTAAAGGTTATGAATTACACATAGGCGATATTTGTAATGTAAGTTTATCATCTCTTGGTTTTTCTAATAAAGAATTTAGAGTTCTTTCTATGACATTTAGAGAAGATTACACTATTGATTTAAACCTAGTAGAATATCAAGCATCACATTATACATTTGCAACTAAAGGACAAGTATCAAGTACACCATCAACTACTTTACCTAATCCATTTACTATCCAACCACCAGCAAGTGTAACATTAGACGATACATTAATTGAATATAATGATGGCACTGTAATTGTTTCTCTAGATGTAACAATAGGAGCATCTCCAGATAGTTTTGTAGATTATTACCAAGTAGAATATAAACTAAGCACAGATTCAGATTTTATTATTTATGCACAAGGTTCAGGATTAAATCATAGAGTATTAAATGTGATCGACCAAAAAGTATATGATGTAAGAGTTAAAGCAGTTAATACTATGGGGGTATCATCAAATTATGTATCTGCACAAAGAACAATTATAGGTGCAATTTTGCCGCCTAGTGATGTTGAAGATTTCTCATGTAATATTGTTGGACAAGAAGCACATCTAAGTTGGACTCAAATATCTGATTTAGATTTGGCATTTTACCAAATTAGATATGCAACAGATACAGATGGAACTGCTGAATGGCTTAACTCTGTTAATTTAGTTTCTAAAGTATCAAGACCAGGAACTTCAATTTCTGTACCAGCTAGGGCTGGAACATATCTTATAAAAGCATTTGATAAGTTAGGTAATGCAAGTTCTAACGCAACTGCAATCATTTCAAATGTAACAGGAGTAACTAATTTTAATGCAATTACTACTGTTAATGAACATCCTGATTTTGATGGAACAAATACAAACACAGTAATAATTGATAACTCAATACAATTAAATTCTTCTGAATTATTTGATAGTGCTAGTGGAGATTTTGATGATGAAACAGTTAGGTTTTTTGATTCAGGTGTAAGTAATGCTGATTTTATAACAAGTGGTAACTATTTATTTGCAGATGTAATTGATATAGGTGCTAAACATACAGTTAGAGTCACTGCAACTTTACAACAAACTGCATCTAACCCAGATGACTTATTTGATAGTAGAAGTGGATTGTTCGATTCTGCTTCTTCTAGTTTTGATGGAGATGCACCAGCAAATTGTGACGCACATTTAGAAATTGCAACAAGTGATGATAATTCTACATACACATCTTTTCAAACATTTGTAATTGGTGATTATACTGCTAGATTTTTAAAATTTAGAGTTCTTTTAACTTCATCAGATGGTGCTTCTACTCCTGTTGTATCAGAAGTGACAGTTACAGTAGATATGCCTGATAGAATATTTAGTGGAAATGACATAGAATCTGGTGCTGGTACTAAAACTGTAACATTTACAAATCCTTATAAATCTGTTAATTATGCAGTTGGAATTACAGGTGAAAATATGGCAACAGGTGATTTCTTTTTAGTAGAAAATAAAACTATAAATGGATTTGATTTAACTTTTAAAAATTCAAGTGGTTCATCAGTTAATAGAACATTTGATTTTATTGCAAAAGGATTTTAAAAGGAGTATAACAAATTATGGCACAAAATGATTACAACATACCCAATCAAAGTTTTCCCTCATT